ACTGGAGACTTTTACTACAACTCTACAACAGGACAATTTAAACAAGTTAACACAGGTGGAGCTCCTATTGGATCATGGGCATCTGGTGGGAACTTAAATACTTCTAGAGATAGTTTAGGAGGAGCTGGAACTAAAACAGCTGGGCTAGCTTTTGGTGGTTATAACGGGTCCTCAAAACAAACAGTAACAGAAACATATGATGGAAGCTCTTGGACAGAAACAGGCGATTTGCCTACAGGAACAAGTCACCAAGGAGGCTGTGGAACACAAACCGCAGCATTATCGGCTGGCGGTGAAGCTCCTGGTAGAACAAACGCTGTTTACGAATTTGGTGGATCATCTTGGACAAGCGGCGGTAATTTACCCGCAGCTAATGCTGGAGGAATATTATTTGGAACACAAACAGCAGCATTATTTGCAGGAGGTGACATATCTCCTTACACAGCTAATGCTTATGAATATGATGGATCGAGTTGGACATCTGGTGGAAGTTTAAACACAGCTAGGGGATATGGTTCGGGAACTGGAGTTCAAACTGCAGGATTAATTATAGGTGGTATACACCCAGGAAAAGCACAAACTGAAGAATATGATGGTTCATCTTTTACAGAAGTAGCAGATTTAAACACGGCTAGAGGTGGTACAGGTTCTTCCATGAATGCACCAAGTGGCTCAACATTAGTATATGGAGGTAATCCAGGAGTTGGGACTGGTGCTACAGAAGGTTGGGATGGCACAAGTTGGACAGAGGTTGCGGACTTATCTACATCTAGATATGATCTTGCAGGTTCAGGAGACTCTGCTAATTCGGCGTTAGCTTTTGGTGGAGGAACACCATCTGTAACGAATGCGACAGAAGAATGGACGGCAGCAGATTTTCAAATTAAGACGGTGACAACGAGTTAATTATGATTTATAAACAAGCAAAAGGAGGAAGCAACTATGGCATATAAATACTGCACAGCGACTAACTGGGGAAAAAACTTTTTCACTCACGAAGAGAGAAAACATTTTTACCTAAGAGGTCATCCTGGCGAAGTATGGGTTGTAGGCGACAATCATCACGGTGATGAGTGGATCGGCAA